ACTTCAAGGGACCTCTATCCGCAGCTTATCGGAACCGAGGGCAAGATGTACGGCGGCTGTGGCGCGACGAGCTTCTGTTTCAGCATCGGTGAGGACCTCACAACGTCAGACGGCACCACAGTGGACGCCGGCGCGGCCGCCAACACCAAAGGCGCCTTCACCGAGTTGGTGGCCTCCACGGACGAAGATGCGTGGGGCTTCATCCTGGAGCTATGCGCTGGCGATCATAATTTCACCCCATCCGACGCCTCGTTCCTCGCGGACGTTGCGATCGGTGGCGCGGGCGTGGAAGTCGTGATCGCGCCCAACGTCGCGTATGTTGCTTCAACCGCCGACCTGACCTTCGGGCCGGGCATCCACTTCCTTCCAGTCGGTATCCCAAAGGGCTCGCGCGTGTCCATTCGGACGCAGAGTACGAAGGATAGCCTGCCCGATCGCCTGACCGACTTCGTGCTCACGGCGTTCGCCACTCGATAACAACGGAGACGCACTATGACGAATTTGCCCTGGCCGGGCTTCGGCAAACTGACCCAGATCACCGCCGTGGATAGCGGCGCGTCCGCCGCCAAAGAAGTGATCGGCACGTCCACAGCCAACACGAAGAGCGCGTGGATCGAGTTGCGCGCCACACTCGCGGAAGACTACCCCGGCTTCATCGTGACTTTCGTCACCCCGGACACGAGTAGCGGATACCTGATCGACCTCGCTCTTGGCGATGCCGGCTCTGAGTTCGTGATCCTCGAGAACTTCTTCGTTGACGCCTGGCGGCGGAACCGGATCAGGGGCTCCTCCATCTTCGTCCCCATGAAGCTCCCCGCCGGTGCGCGTCTCGCCATACGCTACCAACAAAGCCTGTCCGCCGCGACGACCTGGCGTGTCGACGTGAAGGGCGTCTCCGCGGACACCATGTCGAGCATCGGGCAGCTTCGCAGCGGGTTCAGCATGGGCGCGGACCTCTCCACGAGCCAGGGCACCATCGTGGACCCCGGCGCGGTCGGCAACACCAAGGGCGCCTTTGCCGAACTGATCGCAGCGACGCCGAGCGAAGCCGTGGGCATGTTCGTTTGCATTGGAACATGGCGCGACACTCTTCGCGTTGCCGGTTCATGTCTCATCGACATTGCCCTGGGGGGCGCGGGCAGCGAACGTATCGTCGTCCCGGACCTCCAGGGGACGTGGGACACGGCGAACGAGGACATGTCGCCAGCGCCGTTCTATGTTCCCATCTCGATCCCGGTGGGCTCGCGCGTCTCCGCACGCGCGCAGTGCCCCAACACGGGGTACATCCACCGCGTCTTCACGATGGTTCTCGTCGGGATGACCCAATGACGATGTCGCCACGCCGGCGTCACGCTCGCGCCCAGCGGCGCTCGCTCTCGAAAGGAGCCTCTATGTCCAATCATTCCGTTGAAGGTCTCAAGGTCGCCATCCTGGCGGAACTGATGACCCAGATCGAGGACGGCACGAAGGTCGTCACGAAGGACGGCGACGTCGTCGTGATCTCCGCACCGGCCAGCATCATCTCGGCCGGCGTCAATTTCCTCAAGACATTCCCTCCGGAGCCTGTAGCGGCCGCGCCGCTCGAGATGAGCAAGACGCTGGAGGTCTACAAGAAGACAATGCCGTTCGTCGAGGGCGGGGGCCCGGCGCGTGAGGCCGAGGTCACCAAGGGCGAGGCGCTGGCCGACGACCGCGACTTCGCGCAGCTCCTCTTGGCCTCGTGATGCTCGCCCTCCTCAATCACCACGCGGGAGACCTCGCTGCCCTCTTCCTCTTCGGCGGAGTGGTCGCGATGCTGTACGCCGTCTTCTTCGTCAAGCCCACGCTATGATCCCCGCTATGGAGACCGACGGACAGCCTCATTGGCGGGTCCGTTTCCAGCCCGAGCTGTGGCCGGCCTTCGAGGACTTCCGCAACTTCGTCTGCCTCGTGTGGGACCACCTTGGCCTCCCGACGCCAACCCGGGCCCAGCTCGAGGTTGCGCATAGGCTCCAATATGGCGCCGACACGACCGCGTGGTTGCGCCTAGATCCCGAGGATCGCGCTTGCCTCCTCATGGAGCCCCGCGAGGACATCATCAGGGCCTTTCGGTTCCTGGGCAAGTCCTTCATCAGCTCGGCTTACGTGATCTGGCGGCTCATGCGGAACCCCCGCGATGAGCACTGCCTAATCGTCTCCGCGACGGGCTCGAAGTCGAAGGAGTTCGTCGACATGACGAAGGGCATCCTCCAGTCCCTCGACTGTGTGACGTGGCTCCTCGAGGGCGCCCTGGCTGGCGGCGCTCGCCGGCGTGACATGGCGGACCGCTTCGACGTAGGCGGCGCCTCGATTAAGCAGTCCTTCTCCGTGAAGGCCGTGGGCATCGACGGCATGGTCACCGGGTCGCGGGCGACGCTGTTGCTCGCGGACGATATTGAGATCCCCGGGAACTCGTCCACCGAAGAGGCCCGCGGGCGCATCCTCCACAAGATCCGGTCGGATTTTCCGTGGGTGACGCGAACGAACATGGGCAAGGGCGACATCCTCTTCCTGGGCACCCCCCAGACCGAGGAGAGCGTCTACAACGTGCTGGTCAAGGAGATGGCCTACAACTGCTTCACGATCCCCGCCAGGATGCCGGCGGCGGACAAGCTGAAGAACTACATCCTCGAGACCAGCGATCACCGCAAGGTCGACATCCTTGCGCCCTATCTCCGGGCCGACCTCGCCAACGGCGTGCTAGACCACGGCGACGTCACGGACGGCCGCTTCAGCGTCGAGGACCTCGAAAAGGAGGAGGCCAAGGGCCGCTCCCATTTCGCGCTCCAGATGATGCTGGACACCTCGTTGTCCGACGCGGAACGGTATCCCCTGAAGCAGTTCGACCTCATCGTACTCGACGCCCACCACACCAAGGCGCCTCTGATGGTGCAGTGGGGGCACGAGGGCGACAAGAAGAACCGCGTCCAGAACATCCCCAACCTCGGCTTCGCGGGCGACCACCTCCTGCGGCCTCTCAAGGTCGACACGGAATGGCGACCCTACGAGGGGAAGGTCCTCTGGGTCGACCCGGCCGGTCGCGGCAAGGACGAGTGCGCCTGGTGCGTCATGGGCCAGCTCGCGGGCACGCTGTTCGTGCTCCGGATCGGCTCGCACAAGGGTGACCCGGCCGAGGCGATGGTGATGATCGCGGCGGACGCCAAGCGCTACGACGTCAACGTGGTGGAGGTCGAGCCGAACTTCGGGCAGGGCATGTGGGTCGCTGGCTTCCAGCCGATCCTCACGAAGCTGTGGAACGACAAGAAGATCCAATTCCTGAACAACGACGCGAGGATCTCCGCAAAGGCCGAAGCGCGGAAGGCCAAGCTACGCGGTGAGGTCGCCATGGGCGGCTGCTCAATCCAAGAGAGTGAATGGGCTGTGGGCCAGAAAGAGGTCCGCATCATCGACACGTTGGAGCCCGTGATGACGGCGCATCGTCTCGTAGTCTCGGAGGAAGTGCTGAGGCTGGACATCAAGTCCACCGAGGAGAATTACGTCTACTCGTTCCTGCGGCAACTCACCCACCTTACCCGTGATCGACGCTCCCTGCGCCACGATGACCGGGTGGAGTGCGTAGCCGGCGCGGTCGGACACTTCATCAAGGCGATGGAGATCGACCACGTCCAGGCCAAGAAGGGCGTTCATGACGCCGAGAAGGACCTCGAGATCGAGCACTTCATCGAGGACTACAACGCCAGCTTCAACTTTGGAGCCGGAAGAGGACGGGGCCGTCGAGGCGTCGATGGGATCCGTGAAGAAGTCACGCAAGTCAAACTCTAATTCACCAGCGCGCCCTGAGTGCGCACAGCTCCGAAACATCCAACCCTGAAGGAACCAACATGGGCTCTCCCTTTCATGAGTTTCTGAACGACGTCACCGCTGACGGCGCCAGTGACATCTACTACCCCTCGCTCCGTGGCGCGCGCGCCCGCTCCGAGGTCTTCCATCTCTCCGGCGGCGAAGCCACCGTCACGGTCACCCTCCAGGGTCGGATGGGCTCCGAGTATGGCTGGATCACCATCATCGAGTACGCTGACGCCGCCGCGGCCGACGTGGCCATCGAGGTCACGCTGATGCCCGAGATGCGCGTCCTCGTGGCCGACTACTCCACCGGCGGCAACCTCTTCGCCGGCATCACCAAGGGGTACCCGTCGTGAGCCAACGCCAGAGACTAGCCCTCGCCTGGGCCCGCGTCGTTAACTCGGCGCGCGCTCTCTGGGCGAGCGCCATGATGTTCCTCAACGACTGGATCCTCTGATGCTCGAGAACGCACTCGCGAGGGCGATGAACTATCCCATCGTCACCGAGCTCAGCGTCACCCGTGGCCACGCGGCTGCGGGGGGCGGCTTCAGCAGCGGTCTCCTCGACGACCTGACGGACGCTCCGACGTATGCGGGCTCCGTTCACCGACGCTTGACGAGCACGGGCTGGGGCACAATCGACACCGTCGTGGACCCCCTCATCATGCTCCGTCGCGACAGCGACGACGCCGACAAGGCATTCTCCTACGACGGGGACGGCGTCCTCGACACGGCCGCGATCGCCACCTGGCTCGGGGCAGCGACGGGGTACGTCGCGAAGCTCTACGACCAGTCAGGTAACGGAGATCATCTCGCACAGATCGTGGACGCCAAGCAGCCCATCTATGGCGCTGCATTGGTCAACGGCCTGCCGGGCATGGATCACGCTCTGCGCGGTGGCGTTTGGGTTATGGGGAGCACGACGTACACCGCAACCGGCTCGCTGCTCATCGCTATCAAGTCCGGAGCGTCAGCGCCGGCAGTTGGTCCGCCTAACCACACTGTCGTGATGGTAAGCGACGCCGTCATGATTGGTTGGGATCACGAGTGGCCCGATTGGCGGGGCTCCGTGTCTCTCAAAGATTACTTGGAGGCGTGGGACTACGCCGACCTACCAAACCTTGCCGGCACGACGCAGTACGTCCTCGGACTGACTTTCAATGGCGCCGGCAACGTGAAGTCATACCAAGACGGTGTCGAGGAGACCTCAGTCGCAACCAAGAACCTAGACGCTGGGACAATGATCAGCATCGGCAATGGCGCCTCGGGTGAAGTCCCCGACAGCACCGTCCCGTGGGACGGCGAAACGGCCGAACTCATTGTGTGGGACGTTGAGATCGGAGCGAGCGACCGCACGACCGCCACTGACGACATGAAAGGCGTGTACCTGCCATGATTTCTGCACTCAGCTTCCTCAAGGGCGTGGGCCTCATGGCTCTCGCTCTGGTGGTCCTCCTCCTCCTGGGCGCCTGTAGCACCGACCTCCGCATGAAGGGGGCCGCGCTGGCCGACACGGCGCTCGAGACGAGCGTCTGGGGCGTCTGTGAGGCGGCCACTATCGGGGCCGTCCGCCGCGGGTTCAGCGGCGACCCGGCGGCCTACCAGAACTTCTGCGAGGCCGCACGATGACCGTCACCATCCTAGTCCACGGCTTCGGGTACAGCACGGGGGACGCGGAGCACGACCCGCGCCTCTCCGTGTTCCCAGCCTGGGCGGCCATGCTCGCCGAGCCGCACGACCCACGGGGCTTCGCGTGGTACAGCGTGCCCGCGGGGCTCTCGTTCGTCATCAGCTCCTGGATCGCCGGGTACGCCACCCGCTACCGGCAGGCCTGGGATCTCGCGCGCCTCTCCGG